CAGCGACTTGCACGTTGTCTGCCTTCCAGAAAAGCATTCCACGGAAAACGCTTGCCATGTCTTGCAAAACGTTATACGCCTCTGCCTGCGTTCCAATGACAGTGTTCACAGCAAAACGGGCTTCTTTGCTGCCATCGCTGTTTGTGACCCTTTCGTTGCAGTATTTGGCTATTTCGATTAAATCAATCCAATTTAAGTTTGACTCGTTAATAAAGTCACCACAGCCATATCTGTCATTGGTTAGCAAGTCATAAAAACAGCAAACAGGGCAAGTTGTGTAGACCCTATTGGTTTTTAGACTGCCGTCAAACGGTTTTTCATCACTAAAAGCAAGACTGCCGTCTGCACGCGGTTCAGCGTTAGACGGGATCTTAACTCTCTTGCCTTTGATGTCATACGACCTGCCGGGCAAGGTTCCGTATTCTTCAGCGTCAATGCTTAAAAATGCAAGCGCAGTGAATGGATATGTGGCCTTTATATTTGTACCGACAATAATGCTAGTCCACTGCAGATCATTGGCGCGTGAACTTGCCAACGGCGTCTCTAACGGCAAATCAACTAAGTCAGTTTCACGTATTTCAAAGCTTTTCTCTTTGTTCTTAAAGTCAACCTTCCGTACTCTGATTTTATACGTTCCACTCTTGTTGCCCTCTGCATCCGCTAGTTTTATTTCTGGCGTCTTAAACTGAAACGGTGACGTTGATATACCTTTAATAATGTTATTGTCAGCCACTACATCAGGCGCATCAACGCCCGGCATGTCAATCTGCTCGAAGCGGCCATCGCCTCTGTCAATGGCTACCTCAAACTTAATACGACCAAAGAACAGCTGTCCCCGTGCCAACCCCTCTACAGCCCTGCAGTACAAACGCGGTACGGTAAAAACAAGTCGAACAAAGTCAGCATCCGCATCCCTAATCTCTCTTGTAACCTGGCCTGTACCGTAGTCTCTTTTAGTAACTTTATTCTTAGCATTTACAGTTTCCGAGTAAGAAGTCCCTACGGGCACGCCAACGCCGACGATATTTGTCTGCACGTCGCTGAGCAGTGAGTCAGCAAACGGTTTCTGTCGTTTATTACCCTGACGTTGGTCTATAACCACTTTCGGTGGTTGCTCGTCCTGCTTGTTAAATTGCGCACCCGTTACCAGCGTTTCATCAAGAAAAACACCCCTACGAATATGCGCTAGACCCTCGATCGGACCTTCGCATAGCGCGTCGATGAGCTTGATATTGGTTTTGGAATTTAGTGCCATGCCGTTTAGAGAAGATCGTAGCCGTAGCCATTGATGGTTAACGTAGCTTGATCATGGACAGCTACGTCGATGATCTCAACTTTTAAGTCTAAATCCTTGCCACTTCTGTCAGCGACCTTGGGCATTTCAAGCCGATGCCCAACTTTGAATGACTGTGTCTCATTAGTCAAGCCTTGCAGGGCAACCTCTGCAGAGGCAACAACAATGTCAGTCCCTCCGGTGGTGATCTCAGCTGTGATCTTATATTTGATATAACCATCAATTTTTGTGGTGCCACGCTTGCCAGCAAAATCGTGCAGACCCTTACTTACCTGCAGAATTACATCTAGCTTCTTACGCTTATCACTGTCTGTTTTGTATTTTAGAGCATTTACAGTGTTGTCTTCATTGGTGTCGTACTCTGCTTCTTCCTGCAAGGGAGCGCTAAAAGTGTGATTAATAAAAACACGTTTGTTTCTATCTGTATCTGTGCTTTTAATTTGCCCTGGCTCTCTTTTGCTCTCTAGCCCTCCACAATCTTGCAGCTCAGTAGTCAGTTCATCACCATTTACTTTCAAAGTCTTCTTGCCTGGCTCTTGCGTGGCAATCTTAAGCGGGTCAGACTCGTCACTAATATCAAGATTGACGGCCACCAAGTGGCTGCCAGTTATCACGCGACCATAAATGACAGGCACCGTCGCACCCGTTCCAACGGTGTTCGCTGGGCCTGTAAACGCATAGGACTGGATGCCGGATGCGCCGCGTGTAATACCGTCAGGGCCAGCACCGCGAACGTTTGTACCCTCGCCTTTGATCCTATTTGCGCCGAGGTTTGACAGCTGTGGCTGTGGTGAAATCAGGCTAGCCGTTCCACTAAGCACCAAACTTGCGCCAATTGCACTTAATGCTGTTCCGGCTGCAGTGCCAAAAACGCCACCAGCAACACCGATTGCTCCAGCTGCGGGAATGGCAGCTGTTGAACCAGCTGCCAAAGTTCCAAAAACGCTAGTAGTGCCAAACAATCCAGCGCCAGGAAGCAAGAACGACGCAGCGATCAAACCAGCACCGACCAAAATTTGCGTCGTGGCACCGCCACCAGCACCAGAAATGACAGGCACAACCAGCAGCGGTTTGCTACCAAACGGCAAGTGCAAGTCGTCGTAGCCCATGGCTGCGCCGCCTTGGATTACTTTGTAGCCGACACCGTTTTGATGAGCCCTAAACAGCTCCTGCTTCAAGGCTGGATAGTTAATGCAGAGCAATTTGATCGCATCTGCAGGCGTGTGCAGGTTGTAATACTCGTGCTGCGTGCCGTACTTTTCGCCTAGCTCACCTGCCAGCAAGACAAGTTGCATGACGAAAGACTGCCGCTGTTCTCCGCCAATAGTACCGCCGAAGCGGTTCAACCGCACTTATACTCCCCATCCGCTGGTGCAAAATCCTGTCACCACCAACAAAAATTGCAGCGTGCATTGGTGTTTCCGTCCCAAGGCGCATGATCAATACGTCATGCAGCTGGCGTTCATCAAACGGGACTGGCTCAAATCCAGTACGACGCGCATACCTTACAAACAGATTGTCTGCACGTTCTAATGACTCAGGACGAGCGAAATCGGGGATAGACACACCTAGCAGCTCGTAGTAATCACGCAATAATGAGAAGCAGTCGTGAGTGCCATAATCCCACTGACGACCGATCAAGGATCGATAGTCAACCATTTCTTGTCCGGGACAGAGTATACAAACCAAGGCAGCCCTGTTTCGGTGCAAGCTTTACGGTCTTGGTCACTAACTGGAGAACCGTCAGGATGCGAGTGGACGACACCTTGGATGTCTCCAAAGTACATAGCACGCGCATAATCAACTGGCTCCAAGACAAAGGTGTCTCTGGGTTCGTCTGCGATGTTGCGGCACGGGAAATAAACGTCGTTGACAATTAAACCGGCTGACTCTCGCGGGAGCTGTGCGCGAGCGTGCTTCTCGGCGTCAGGCTTGAAGTCTTGCACCAACAAAGCCCCCAAACGGAAGATCGAGTTTCGTTCCAAATCTTAGACGGCAGCTTGATAGCCGCTTGCCGCATGAATCAGCAGCTTTGCGATCTGCGAGGGTGCCGCCCGTAATTGGCTGATCTGTCACAGTGAAGCACGAATCGCCTTTGTAGCCGCATCTAGTGCCTCTGTATTTCCACGGGCAAAACTCCTCGATGGTGCGCCTTGGTATCGCCAAGTTAGTCAGATCAATCTTTGGCGCTAGTTCAAATTCTACAAACTGTGGATTTTCATTAGCCACACGGTCGATGTACCAGGTCTCAACAATTTTGGCATCAGGATCAGCGGTGTCATTGAAGCTCTGCTCAATGAGTGTGTCGCCGCCTTGAGTCAGCAAAAAGTCTTCTACATCTGTTTCACGCGTAAAGCCTGGACTAGCATTAAAGTTGCTTGTGTTTATAAACTTAACGAAAGTTCTGATTCGCCTGACTTCTGCGGCAAGCACATCATAGGTTAACATCAAGCTAGTAATAGCGTTATTGATATTTGCTACACGCAAGGTTGGACGCGGCAATGTGCCTTTTGCTGAAAATTCAAAGCCGTCAACCTCAACCGGTACGGCTGGATATTGGATTTCAGTGCCAGCCTGCGCATGTCCTTCTGGAAAGACGCCAAACTTTATTGTCTCCGTAATACCGTTTAAGCCAGCGTGATAGCGCAACGTATCATCTACGCCGTTGACTGCTGCTGTCAGCTCAACTTCAAACAAATCAATAACAGCAGTAGGTTCGAGCCTTAAAAGCTCTTCTGCTAGCGGCTCAAACGAATCCCATGTAACAGTCCCATCTATCAGTTCTGTAGCGATCTTAAATGGAAACGCTGGTTCTTTGTTTGGGAAATTCTGGTAGACATCTTCAGTGTCAGACGTGCCAGCATTGATGCACCTGAATGCAAGCGTGTTGCCCTTGGCTGGATTGGCGCGAACTACATCGCCTTTCTTGTACGCCCTGTTAGCTGACCAAGCGTGCAGAGTATATGGAAAAGCCATTAGGTTTCAAACACTTGCTCAAACGTAGCTGTCACCGTAGCTCGATTCAAATACGGAATCGACTTTGACCATTCACGACAAACAAATTTACTACTGCTGCTTTCGCCCGGTGGGGTGAAGTTAAAGTTTTCAACAGCGCCACGAGCATCGAGGAATGCTTCAATCGTGTCGGCATCTGTTTCGGACACTTCAAACGTCAAATCAAAAACCTTAGGGTTTTGATTTAGGCCAAACGTGGCACGTTGTTGGTAGCCCGAACCAAACTGAATTGCACGCACGCGAGGCGCACTGCGCTTCTGTACGCCATAAGTCGGAGTGATTGATGGGAATGTTGCCATTAGCTTAGTAAACCTCCAGGGCGTTTTTGCTTGACCAGTTCAGCTTGCACAGCTGCACCGATAGCAGCTCCAAGGGCTTTTGCATTAGGCTCATTGCCTTGCGCCTGTGTGCCAGAAGCATCGACGTTTACAACAACGTTAGCCCCACCAAAGCTGCCTGAAGGTGCAATGCTGCCAGTGCGACCAGGCGTGAATAGCTCAGGGCCTTTTTCTCCGACCATGTAAGAACGACCGCCAGTTACGGTCCCGCCTTTGGCTTTGCCTCCACCAAAGAAAGCAGACATTCCAGGGATGCCGCCTAGCGCAGTGTTGACACCAAACTGCAGCAAGATGTTAGCGATATTCCGCAATGTGTCTGCAGCAACGTCAGCTAGTGCCTTGGTGCCCTCAACAGCAGCAGACAAAGCATCAACGATTCCGGTAGAAATAGATTGGCCGATTGACTCGTAAACTTGCCCTAATTCTGCACTAGCTTTGAATTGCTCCCTGAGGAGATGCAATGATTGTTCCTTGGCTATAAGAGCCGCTTTATCTGCTGGCTCAAGATCCATTTTGTTAATGTCAGCTATTTTTTGCTTAAGCCTAACTTCACTTTGCGTCCCATCTATTCTGCCTTGAATTAATTCAATCTGTCTGTCTGCTTGTTCAATCAGGTCAGCTCCAAACTGCAACCGCTTGCCTAAAGCCGCGCCTTCCGCAAAGTTTCTTTCTTCCTCCTCTTCGCGCATTCTATCGATATGATCAGCTTCTAGTTTAAATAACTTGTCTTTACGATCTTCTAATTTTTTTATTCCGTCTAGCTGCTTATCGACTTGAGTGTTGAGTAATTCAGGAATTTTTTGTGTGTCAGGTATGACCGGCTCTAAGCCAACGCCTTCCTTTCTTAATCGATCTTTTTCTGCGGTAAGTTCAGCCTGACCACCACGCGCAAAAAATTGACGTGCATTTGTTTGCGTTATGCCAAGGTTTTGTCTTGCCTGCCTGTCTATCGCCGCTTCTCTAAACAAATTGTTTATTTGGTTTGTAATGGTCGTAAGAAACTCAATGATTCCTTTGAAGATAGGGCTAAGCACCTTGCCAATGTTTTGGCCAAAGCGTTGAAACGCGTCTTGCAACGTTGAAAGCTTGCCAAACAACGTGTCCGACTGAGCAATTGCACCGTTAGCATATTTGCCGCCTTTTTCTGTAAGCCTAATTAACGCAACCTCAGCAGCTTTTGCACTTATCTGACCTTTTTGCAGCGCCTTGCTAAATTCTTCTCCAGTCAAGCCATACATTTTGCGCAGCTCATCTTGCAACGCAACACCGCGCTCTTGCAGCTGCAAAAGCTCTTCTCCTTGCAGACGGCCCTTAGCTTGAATTTGACCGAAAGCAGTGGCAATGCCTCCAAGATCAGCGCCAGTAGCGCCAGCAACATCAGCAAGGCGTTTTGTTATATCGACCACCTGATTGGTCTCAAAGC